AGGTTCAGACAGCAGGTGAAGAGCGTCAGGCGCTGTATGCCCACGACATGAAGATTGGCGAAGGTGCCTCTCAGTGGGTCATCAACCTCCGCGCCAGTGTCCGCCCGGTTGTGACGTACATCTTCGTGCTGGAACTTGTCATCCTCAATGTCACTGGACTCTGGTATGCATGGGAGCAGGGTGCGCCATTTGCCATAGCCATGGAGAATGTCTTCAGCGACGACGAGATGCTGATTTTGTCGTCGATCATTGCGTTCTGGTTTGGTACGCAGGCGTTCAGTGGTAAGAAGTAATGAAGGTCAGCCCTGCCGCGCTGAAAATGGTTAAACACCACGAGGGTGTCAGGGTTAAGCCTTACCGCTGCCCTGCACTCTTGTGGACAGTCGGCGTGGGCCATGTGATTGATCCCAACCACATCAAGGTGCCTTTTGAAGAGCGGCGCAATCTACCGGTACCCAATGGCTGGGACCGTGTACTCAGTATGGACGAGGTGGACTCTATTCTTTCTCAAGACCTTGGCAGGTTTGAGCGCGGCGTGGCCCGACTTTGCCCTGCTTCTGCTAATAGCCAAGGCATCTTCGACGCTCTGGTTTCCTTCAGTTTCAACGTGGGCCTTGGAAATCTGCAACGCTCTGGGTTGCGGATGAAGACCAACCGGGGTGAGTTTCAGGACGCTGCGGAAGAGTTCATGAAGTGGACCAAAGCCGCAGGTCGTGTACTTCCCGGACTGGTTAAACGCAGGCAAGACGAACGTGCCATGTATTTGTCTGGGGTAGCGTAATGCCTTTGCAGAAAGTTGATCTCCGACCGGGAGTGAACAGAGAAACGACGAACTACGCCAACGAAGGCGGTTTTTTCGTTTCTGAGAAGGTCAGGTTCCGGGGAGGATTTGCCCAGAAGATTGGTGGATGGCAGAACATTACCTCGTCTGGCGAAACTTATGTCGGAGTAGCCCGGTACATCTGGAACTATGTGACGCTTCTGTCCCAGAACCTTTTGGCTTTGGGAACCAACCAGAAACTCTACATGGAACTGGGTGGTACCTATCACGACATCACCCCGCTCAGAACGACGGTTACCCTTGGCACTGACCCCATTGCTACGACAAGTGGCAGTCGGCTAGTCACCATCACGGCAACCTCCCACAGCGCGACTCCCGGAACTTACATCACGATCAGTGGTGCCACGGCTGTAGGCGGCATTACAGTTTCCGGTGAATACGAGATTATTGGTGTCCCTTCGGATAACGCCTACACCATCATTGCTGCGACTGCGGCAAGTTCGACCGCTACAGGTGGCGGTTCAGCCGTTTCAGTGGCATACCAGATCAATGCTGGTCCTGCGGTAGCCAGTTCTGCAATTGGCTGGGGTAGTGGACCATGGGGCTTTGGCGGATGGGGTTCCAGTACGCCTATCGGCATACCTATGCGACTCTGGTCCATCCTCAACTATGGCGACGATGCCATCTTTGCGGAACGCGAAGGCAACATTTACTACTGGACTGCTGACACCACCACATGGTCACGGGCCACCACGCTCAAGGCTAAGATCAATACGATCCCCAAGGTTTCAACCATAGCAACATTTGCTTCGGGTGCTACAACCATTGTGGTAACTGACCCGACAGGCATCAATACAGGCTCTGTCATCTCCGGTAGCGGCATCCCATCTGGAACCTATGTCACGGCATCATGGAACGGATCAACGTCCCTAACGATTTCTGCGGCGACTACAGGTTCCGGGACAGTCGCTATCACGGCGTCCTATTCAGGTCTCCATGCCCCTGATGAAACCATGGGGATCAACCTGTCTCCAGTCAGCAATTTCCTAATCTGTTTAGGCTCAAAGCCTTATGACCCTACCAATTTCGGTACGGCTTTTGATCCTTTGCTAGTGAGATGGTCGGATCAGGAAAACCCCTATGAGTGGGTGCCTGAAATCACTAACCAGTCTGGTGAGCAAAGGCTATCTAACGGGTCATTCATTGTGACCTCTACCGCTACCCGTCAAGAGATTGTGATCTTTACGGACACTGCGGTTTATTCGATGCAGTATGTTGGACCGCCGTTTGTGTGGTCGTTTAACTTGCTGGATCAGAACGTATCCGTTGCATCTCAGAATGCGGTGGTTAGCGTTGACAACAGCGTCTACTGGATGGGCGATGACAACTTCTTCGTCTACAACGGTCGTGTCCAAACACTTCCTTGCACCCTAAGACAGCATGTCTTTTCTACTCTGAATATAGACCAAATTTCTCAGGTGATTTCTGGGATCAATGAGCCATTCAGTGAAGTGTGGTGGTTCTATCCGGGTACTGATAGCCAAGTAAATAGCCTGTATGTAGCGTTTAACTACAGAGATGGCACATGGCATTACGGAAATTTAAACAGAACAGCCTATGTCCAGCAGACGCTCAGAACCTATCCCATGCTGGCAAAAAGCGTTCAGGCTTCGTATTTGTCTGCTGCAATCAATTCGACAGACACGACCCTTACGTTGCTCAATGCGGCTTCATACCCAAGCACGGGGACGGTGGTCGTTGGCAATGAGGAGATTACCTACACTGGAGTTAGTGGTAATTCACTGACAGGGTGTGTTCGCGGCGTTAACAACACCGTTGCCGCCTCTCATGCCATCTATTCTACGGTTGCCATGAAGGCACCCAACCAAGTCATGTTCCATGAGATTGGCTTGGACAATGTAGAAACGGGTGTCCCGGAACCCATTACGGCCTACATCGAAACCTCAGATTTCGATATTGGCGATGGAGATCGATTCAGTTTCGTATCTCGCATCATTCCGGACCTGAAGTTTTTGGGGTCTTCTGCCAGTTCCCCGTCAGTTACCTTGACCTTGTACCCGCACAACTATCCGGGTGCTGTTTATGGAACAGGGGATGCAGACCCAGTTACCGCGACAGTGGTGCTACCGGTCGAAAGATATACGGAGCAGGTCTATACCCGCATCAGGGGTAGGCAGTTAGCCCTCCGTGTGACCTCATCTGACCTTGGTGTGGCATGGCAGATGGGTGCGATGCGTTTAGATATTAGACCAGATGGGCGGAGATAAATCATGGCCCAAACGAACATTCTCAATACGGTCGCCCCCAACCTTCCGGTTGCAACCAATGACTATGAACGTCGATATCAGGATCAGTTCACGAACGTCCTGCGTCTTTACTTCAGGCAGGTGGACAACAGCAACGAGCAGTTGATCAAAGCCGCCAACAGCCTCTCAGTCATGAACTGGTTAAACACAGGATCATACTGATGGCTTTTCAGAATATCGTCGGATACAAGTTAGGTCAGGCAACGGCACCGACCTCCTACTTCACGCTGTATACCGTACCTGCCAACACCCGTACCTATGTCAAAGACCTAGACATTTGCAACACCACAGCGGGGTCGTTGAGGTTCTACATCCATTTGGTTCCGGCAGGAAAGTCTGCTGACACCAGCAATGCGCTGTTCTACAACGCGCCCATCAATGCAAATAGCACGGTCCAATGGACAGGCTCTGCGATCATGAATGCGGGAGACACCATCCAAATCAAGGCTAGTGCGACAGGGTGTGTCATTGGCGCAACAGGCGGTGAAGCGACATGACCATTACTGTCTATCCGCCGTACGGATCGGACCCTAACAACCCGATCTACATTAACTTCAATCCGACTGCTACGGATGCATTCGGTCGCCTACAGGTGTCTGAGCCTTACACGCTCTTTGATAGCCAGAATCGCTACGCAATTGACAACCAATTCGATACCTCCACTTCGGGTACCGGAACTACTTCGTTTTTAACCAACGAAGCATCTGTGAAAATGGAGGTCACTGGAGCAGGTGTTGGCTCAGTTGTCAGGCAGTCTTATCGATCCTTCCCTTATCAGCCCGGTAAAGGCTTGCTGGTTCTTGCGACGTTCGTTATGGACAGCAGCAGCAGTGCCAACCTGACTCAGCGTGTAGGGTATTTCAACACCCAGAATGGAGTGTTCTTACAGCGTGTAGGAACCACGCCTTCTTTCGTACTTCGTTCCTATGTGACGGGTACTGCAAGTGACGCAAGAACTGCTGATCAATCTTCTTGGAATGGCGACAAGTTAGACGGCACTGGTCCTAGCGGAATTACCCTTGATCTATCCAAAGCACAGATTCTATGGATGGACTTTGAATGGCTGGGTGTGGGGTCTATTCGCTGTGGCTTTGTGATCAACGGTGTGTTCATCCTTTGTCACACGTTTAACAATGCCAACGAAATCTCTAACGTCTACATGACAACCGCCACACTGCCGGTTCGTTATGAGATTACTTCTATTACATCTGCCGTTGCGGCAAGCATTAAGCAGATTTGTAGCACGGTCATATCTGAAGGTGGTTACGAGCAGGCGTCGATTGAGCATGTGGCGCGACGCACCACAATATTTACCAATATCGATACGGCTGCAAACTTCTATCCCATCGTGTCGATCAGACTTGCATCGACCGCGTTGGGATCGGTAGTCATTCCAAACCGCATTCAGTTCCAGCCGACCACGCTCCAGAACTATGAGATTGCGTTGATTAAAAACCCGACACTAACTGGTGCTTCGTGGGCGGCAGTATCGTCTGATGCGAACGTCGAAATGGACGTATCAGCGACCGCTATCTCTGCTGCCGGAACCATTGTCCAAACCGGATACATTGCCAACACAGGCGGTGGTGGTCAGACCAGCACGGTGGCCCCAACGGGATACAACTGGGATACCCAATTGGGGGCATCCATTTCTGGAACCAGCGACATCTACACCTTGGGAGTCCGGACTATCTCCGGCGCTACCAAGGGGGACATCCATGGAGCCGTGGCTCCGCGCAACCCAAGGAGTTGCCATGTATAACGCCCCATACCAAGGAGTCGCGAACGAACTTGCCAAGTACGGCAGGTACGGGGACTCCATGCTCGTGCATATGAACCCGATTGAGGTTCAGATGTTGGCCTCCTTATCGCCCACTGGGCGGTTAACGACCAACCCGGTTACGGGACAGCAGGAAGCCTTCCTGCCTTTCCTTGCCCCCCTTCTGGGATCGTTCCTTGGATCGTCCCTACTGACCGGCACAGGCGCTGCCCTTCTGGGTGGCGCAGGACTCAGTTCCGCCGCAGCAGGAGCCATTGGATCGGGTCTTGCTACAGCCGCCGCTACGGGTGACCTTGAACAGGGCATCCTCTCAGGCATCACCGGATTCGGTTTGGGACAGGCTTTCGGTGCAGCGGGTGATGTCGCTGCTAAGGCTGGTACCGAAGCGGCCACCTCAGGGGTAACCCAAGGACTGACAGATGCCACAATGCAAGGCGTACAGTCCATCACCCCTGACGCACTAAACATTCAGCCGTTGAGTGCCGGAACTGCTCAAGCATTCCCGACTTCATCGATGGCAACCGCCC